CATTGATTGATGGCATGGTGGAAAATGCAGATGTCACCGCATGGGACGCTGCAACCACTGATGCCAAGAATCGAGCGCTAGCAGCTGCCACGCAACGACTGGATCGCGAGCGGTTCCTCGGTGCACGCGCAACGGATACGCAGTCGCTCCAGTGGCCGCGTACCGGCGTGCGGCGACCTGATACATACATCAATACGTATGCCATTGGGTTTCCGTTTCGGATCACCACTGATTATTACACCGAGACTGAAATCCCAGAGCAGGTGAAGCAAGCGCAGGCGGTGCTTGCGGTGTACCTCAACAACAACCGCGACGGGCTGGGCCTTAGCGGCATCGAGGATTACAAGAGCGTCAGCATCGGCAGCCTGCGGATCGAAACAGCTGGCGCTAGCAGCACTGCATCTGGCGCTGATCGTGTGCCGCCGATCTATGAGCGATATTTGACTGGGCTTAGAATTAGTGGACCGGGCAATGTATCTATCCGCCGGAGCTGATCATGTCGTTGATTTCACCAGCTGGAAATGACATCGGCCTTCAGCGCCGGCCGGATGGCAGCTACACGCAATCGGTTGAGCCGCTTGGCATTCCTGCTGTCGCCCGGCAGCTTGCTGCAGGCAGTGCTAGCGCTAACACCGTCCTGACCAGCACCTGTCGCCGCATCTCGGTTCGAGCTGTAGGCGCTGACATCCGCTACAGGATCGGTAGCACGTCGCAGACTGCATCAGCCACCAGCCACTTCATCGCCAATGGTGAGCGGCTCGATCTGGCCGTACCGGCGACACCGAACATCGCCGTGATCCGTAATGCCACCACTAGCGGCATTCTGGAACTGACGGAGCTGATCTGATGAGGCTGAGCGGCACGCTGGCGAGATCCATCAGCACGTCACGGGGACTCGGCAATCCGCTGTGGGATTTGGCCGGTAGCCGCCCCAGTCTTGATCTGCGCTTCGCTGAGTCGAAGTCATTAGTTGATGCCACCACCGGCTCCAGCCTTGTCACCTTCACCCGCTCTAGTGGCGCCACGTATGTCGGCAGCGATGGACTGAATAAAACGGCGACGACGAATGAACCACGGTTTGATCATGACCCCACCACGGGCGAGTGCTTGGGGCTGCTGCTGGAGGAGCAGCGGCAAAACTTGCTGCTGAACAGCAACACGCTCGCAACTCAGTCTGTCACGGTCACCGCTGTAACTCATGCGCTCAGCTTCACCGGTACCGGCACCATCACCTTGTCAAACGCCAGCACCGCCGGCCCGTTGGTCGGCACTGGCATAGGTGAAGCCAACCGCGTGAGTCTAATCTTCACGCCCACCGCCGGCACGTTGACACTGACGGTGAGCGGCCCCGTGAACAATGCACAGTTGGAGATCGGTAGTTTTCGGACTTCCTACATCCCCACCACCACAAGTGCAGTCACCCGTGCTGCTGATGTGGCCAGCATTAGTGGAAGCGACTATTCAGGCTGGGCAAATAACTCTGCTGGGACCATCTTTTCTGATTCCACTATTTACGCAAGCAGCACCCAAACGCAAGGCGTCTGGCAGCTTAGAGGCGGCTCTGCGCTAACAAGTCTGCGCCAACCTCACTTTAGCGCCAATCAATTTAGGGCTGTGATTGGGGGTACATTTACGCCTCCCCCTGGAACAGGAGCGATACTCACTGCGGGCACAACAAAAGCGGCAGTAGCCTATAGCGGAGGCTTGGGACGGCTGCAGGTAGGCAGCGAAGGAGTGAATGCTTCTGGAAATAACCTTGACAGCAATCTTCTTGATATTGGCTCACTAGACGGAGGTAGTACCCTCGACGGTCGTCTTCGTCGTCTGACATTCTGGCCGCAACGCCTCCCCGATGAAATCCTCCAAGCCATCACTCAATAATGGAAGACGAAATCCTCACACCGCCCATTGGCCCATTCTTCCGCTTCCCGAGTGAAGAGGAAGGCATGGCCGCTCTAGAAGCCGCTGGTCTGCTCACCGAAGACGGCGAGTTCATTACCGCTTCCCACAATCACGGCCTAGATGTCGTCGGCACTATCACCCGTGGCGGCGAATGGAACGAGGAAGGAAACGTAGTAGTGCCTCCGACTACGCTTGACGGCTGGCATGTGAACCTGAAAGGCGAAGTACCGGAGGGGTGGGAGCAGTATGCGGTGCATCCGCAGAATCCTGCGAGGACTTGGGCATGAGCGTACAACCCGGCCAGCACAACATCACCGTTCAGCGCCGCGCTGATTACGATCTGCAGCTGCAGTTCAAAAGCAGTGCTGGTGTTGGCATTGATCTCACCGGATGGACCGCCTACGCGCAGGTGTGGGATGCAGGCCGCACAACCAAGTACGCCGACTTTGCGATCACCTACCTAGACCGCGCAACAGGCCAAGTCAAGATTGCGCTCACGGATACGCAGACCGCAACATTCCCAAACGAAGCGTTCTACGATGTGCTACTGGAAGATACAGCAGGGCTGCGGAATTACTACCTAGAAGGCATCGTGTACGTGTCTGAAGGGTACACCGCACCATGACGGTTGTTATCACCACTACGACGCAATCAACCGTTGCTGTCACCGAGAACGGTGCCACCACTGTTGTTCCCGTCATCAGCAACACCAGCGTGGAAGTGAACCAGGCTGGTGTGCCACCTGGCGGCAACCCAAAGGACGTGCTGGTGAAGGCCAGCGCTACGGACTACCACAGCGAATGGACCGCAACGCCGGAGCTCGATGCAGTCAGCTTTGATCTAGCAGCAGGCCTCACGCCTATGCCGGGCCAGATGGCCTGGAACGTCGATGAAGGTACGGTAGCGCTCGGCAAGGGTGGCATCAGCAACTACCTCGGCGAGGAGACCGTAGTGCTGTGCCGTAACGCGAGTAACACCGTCGCGATCCCGAAGGGTACTGCGGTGATGTTCGCCGGCACGCTTGGCGCCAGCAGCCGGATCAAGGTCGCGCCGATGGTCGCCAATGGCACGCAGCCGGGCTATGTGTTCTTTGGTGTGACGGCAGAGATCATCGCCGGCAGCGGTGACGGCTACGTGTCGGTGTTCGGCAAGATCAAGGGCATCAATACCAGCACCTACGCCGAAGGTGCAATCCTGTGGTGCAACCCTGCGGTACCAGGTGGATTCACTGCAACAGAACCGCAAGCGCCGAACCTAAAGCTGGCTGTTGCGGCAGTGCTCAGCAGCAAGAACAATGGCACGATCTTCGTCCGATGGGATACCGGCCGCAGGTTGCAGGATCTGCATGACGTGGAAGCCAATGGCGGCAAGGACGATCGAGATGTACTCAACTGGAATGCAACTGCTGCACGGTGGGAGCCGACCGATAGGCTGACGCTGCTGGAGGCACGCGTCGCAGCACTAGAGAACCCATGACCCTCGCCACCTCGCTACGTGCCACGGCATCAAAGCTGATGGCAAAGTTCGGCGGTACCGCAACCATCCGCCGGATCACGACCGGGACGTATAACCCGGCTACGGGTACCGTCAGCGAAGCCACTAGTGACACTGCAGTACGTGGTGTGCTGCAGGACGTGAACCAACGTGAGGTGAATGATCTGATACGTGCGACGGACAAGCGGCTGCTGATTGCTGCAGCGGATCTAGTAGCACCACCAACCACCGCGGATGAGGTGGTGATCACTGGTGCAGTGTATCAAGTGATCCGCGTGGATACAATCGAGCAGGACAACACAGCGATTACCTACGAGTTGATCCTACGAGGCTGATCATGACGCGCAACATCCGGCTACAAGATATGGGCAGCTACGTGGAGCGCAACATGGAGAAGTTGTTGCGCGTGGCGGTGCTGGAGACGGATCAGCGCGTGAAGCTGGCTAGTCCGGTGGACACAGGGCGATTCCGCGCTAGCTGGCAAGTAGGCGAGAATGCTGCACCGGGCGGACAGAAGCCATCTGGCACTTATGACGCGATGCTACCGCTGGAACGCATCGGCTACCAGCAAGAAACGCTAGGCAACGTCTACAGCGTCCACAACAACCTGCCCTATGCGGAGCCGCTCGCCAATGGCAGCAGTAAGCAGGCTGCAGCCGGCTGGGTGCAGGGCATCGCCAAGGACGTGCAAGGCTTTGTCAACCGCACTGCTGACCAAATCGCCCGGCAGTCATGAGCTACAACACCATCCGTGCTGCCATCGAAGGTCGTATCGCCACCGAGATGGCACGCAGCCCCAGCTATCCGGTGAGCTATCAGAACGTACCATTTGCACCACCATCTGATCGGCCGTGGTTGCAGACCTTCATCCGATTTGGTGATAACAACTACGCCACGTTGCGTACGATCAACCGCCAGACCGGTACATTGGTGGTGAATATCTTCACGCCACAAGGTCAAGGTACAGCCGCTAACTACACCATCGCCGAACGCATCCGTACGTTATTCGACCGGTTGACATTATCGGGCATCATCTTTGATGCAGCATCCGGTCCATCGCAGGTGACGCCAGCATCACCGGAGCCGTACTACCAGACGCAGGTGACGGTTACCTTTGAGGCCTACTTAGACTGACGGTAGCCACTACCGTTCATTGCAATGGCTGTCACTGTATTGTCCGGTACGTCCGGCGCGCTTTACTACAAACCCGCCGGTACTTCCGGCACCTTCGGCACTGCTGGCGTCAGCATTGCCGACAACGAGATCACCGTTGAGCCGTATCTGAACTTCAAGGTTGGTGATCCGGTTCAGTTTTCGCTCATCAACTCGCAGACCGGTGGTGCCGGTACCGGCACGCTGCCTGCTGGCCTCAGTGGCGCCACCACCTACTACGTGATCTCCTATGCGCCGACCACCGGCGTGCTGAAGGTTGCAGCCACTGCTGGTGGCGCTGCAGTTGACATCACCGACGTGGGTACTGCTGCGGCACCCAATGAGTTCCAAGTGGCCTATGCCGAGTTCGCTGCTGTCGGGCAGACGCAGAGCTGGACGTTTGAGATCAGCCGCGCTGAAATCGACGTGACTACCATCGGTCAAACTGCCAGTCAGTATGCACCGTTCCGGAACTACATCCCTGGCTTTGCCGATGGTTCTGGTACCGCTACGGTCTACGTGACCAATGAGGACAGCGCCCTAGCGAACCGCATGATCGAGGATGTGCTGCAGCGGCAACAGGTTGGTTGTGCGCTGAAGCTTTACCGCGACAAGCAGTCCACTGAACTGCTGAGCCGGTCGATCGCGATGGATGCTGTACTCCTGACGGCCAGCATGAGCGTCAACCCTGATGATGCGCAGCAGGTGGAGATCACCTTCCGGCCTGCTGGTGCACCGACGTTTGATTTCAGCACCACCGCCTGATACACTGCATGTGGTGAGGATCTGGCCCCGGCGACGCTGGGGCCTTTTTCTTTGGTCCTATACTGCAAGCACTGAACAATGATCTATGGCTGGCTCTGCACTTGCGCGACTCAAGAAAGGCGCTAATTTCACACCCACCAAGCGCATCGCCAAGTTGGCGGATGGCAGCGAGTTTGAGTTCTATGCGGCACCGCTCAATATGGCGGAACGCGAGATGGCGCAATCCATGCCGGGCGGTGATGACCCCAATGGGTTTGCGTTGAATATGCTGGTGAACAAAGCGCTGGATGCCAATGGGCAGCGGCTGTTTTCGGCTGGTGAGATCCCTGAACTCAAGAATGAGGTGCTCGATGCAGACCTCCAGGCGATGATGCTTGCTGTAATCCAGAACCCTGAGGAGCAGGCTACAGACATGAAAAGCACTGAAAAGGGAGCTAAGTAAAGACAAGCTGCTGATGCTGCAGCTTGCCGTATGTTACGAGCTTGGCTATACATTAGCCAGGCTTAATCAAGAGATGACGCTAGAGGAACTGCTGATACATTCGGCGTATCTTGAGCTGCGTAATGAAGCGCACGAGAAGGCAATGAAGCAGCGGCGGTAGACTGCTGGTAATAGGAGGATGGCGCCGTGTCTGTCGTAGCGAATGTTGCAATCAACCTTGATGCACGCGGCGCTAACCAGCAGCTTCAGCAGTTTCAGCAGCGATCCACTGCTGCCGGCCGCGCAGCAGAGCAGCTACAGGCCGGCACCACCACTGCAGGCCAGGCGGCGCAAGGTGCAGGCCGGCAGTTCCAAACAGCCGCCAATGGGCTGAAGTATTACATTGATGCCGCCGGTCGAGCACGGCGAGAGAACGGGCAGCTCGTCACCAGCACTGAAGCCGTAACGGCGGGGTTGCGGAGGCAAAGCCAAGCAGCCGAAGCGGCTTCAAAAGGTCTTGGCGGATTAGTTGGATCTATCCGCGGGCTTGCGGCAGCCTATACGGGCATCGAGGGCTTCCGATTTATCTTTGCCAAGACAGCTGAACTGCAAACGCAACAGCGTAGCCTCCAAGTATTGACTGGCTCCCTTGGCCAAGCCAATGACATCATCAAGGAGCTGCAGGAATACGGCTCGGTGACGCCATTTACCAGTTCTGAGCTGATTGAATCTGCTAAGCGGCTAAAAGCCTACAGCATTGAAACAGACTCGCTGGTAAAGGTGACCAAGCAACTCGGAGACGTTGCTGGCGCCACTGGTGCAAATCTTGGCGAACTTGCCGTTATCTACGGACAAGTCGCGTCAAAGGGTCGCCTTCAAACAGAAGAACTGATGCAATTTGCTGAACGCGGCATCAATCTTCAGCAAGAGCTACAGCGAATGTATGGGCTTTCCGGCGAGGAATTTCGCAAGGCGCTAGAAGGCGGCAAAATTAGTGCCGAAGCTGTTCAGGTTGCGTTTGAAAACCTCACAAAGACAGGTGGGACGTATGCAAACGGTGCAGTAGCTCAGTCGGATACCCTCAGCGGGCGGTTGAGCACGCTGACCGACAACATCGAAAGCGTTGCCCGTGAAATCGGTAAAGTGCTGAGTCCGGCGATATTGTCAGCGCTGGAAACAGCAAATGCAACATTGGGCGAAATGCCCAAACTAGTGTCAGATATTGCACTAGCGTTTCAATATGTAGCCCAAAAGCTAGCCCCGGTCATCAATGGCTTGGGGCAGATGCAGTTCTATTTCAAGAACTTAACGCCGCCAGGATGGGCGATGCAGCTCATCAATTTCGCGGGAGGGAACTTTCGCGGAATGGTAGAAGAAGGTGCGCGACGCCAGCGGTTGTCCACGGATTACGTGTCTCCATTTGCGGGGGCCAGAGACGCAAATCTTGCGCGGCTGCGCCAAATGGAGCAGGGACCATCAAGGGTGCCGCCGCTGCTGGGTGGGACCAAGCCCGGCGGCGGCGGTGGTGGAGCAGTAGCCGCTGCCGCCAAGAAGGCAGCAGCTGGCAAGACCGACGCCCAACGCGCGGCTGAACGTGCAGCAGAGCAGGAGCGTCAGACCCAGGATCGAATCCGTGGAATCAACCTAGAAACTGCAGGGATGAAGCAGCTCGGCATCCTGAAGGATCTGCAGCTGCAAGCCGAAATGGACGGCAACAAAGAGCAGCAAATCCAGCTTCAACTTGAAGAGAGGCTGCTGAATATCAGGCAGCGCCTTGCGCAGTCGCTGCTCGGTGAATCAAAGGAACACATCCGCGTCGCGATGCTGACCCAGGCGCAGGAAGAATCTGCAGCTGCCCAGGTTGCTACCGCCGGCGAACTCATCAAACTAGAAGCCGAACGGAAGAAGTCCTTTGATGACATCACCCGCGGCATGCAGGATCAGATTGATCTCGCCGGGCCGTTGACCGAACAGCAGCGTCGTTCACTGGAATTCGAGAAGCAAATCGCGCAATGGAAGCGCGATGGTGTCATCAAAACTGAAGATGAAATCAGTACCCTGCGGCGCCTCAACAAGGAACTAGAAGAACGCCAAAAGCTAACCTCCGCCCAAAGGGTTACCGTTGCATTGAATGAAACCAAGATGCAACTTGGTGAACTCACCAACGTCGGCAACATGGCGATCACCAGCGCCAATGCAATTGGTGATGCCTTTGGTCAAGCATTTAAGTCAATCGCCAGCGGTAGTGCATCCACCAAGGAGGTATTGGCTGACTTCTTCCAGTCAGTCTCTAATGCGTTCCTTGATATGGCGGCACAGATCATCGCCAAGCAGATCACCATGCTGATCCTGCAGACGGCACTCAAGGCGCTAGGGGCAACAGGCGGTGTTGGCGCACCAGGTGGCGAGGCCTTTGGTGTGTCACCAGAAGGCGGCGGACTGTGGGGAGGGATGAGCCTAGGCGAGATGCCAGCATTAGGCACCTTCGCCAAAGGCGGGGTATTCACCCCCGATGGACCGCTCCATGCCTTCGCC